CTTGCGCTTGCATGCGCTGTACTATCTTCTCTAGTGTACGTACTTCCCTATCGTCTACTACTGCTCCTCCGGCTACGTTTACTTTTCCATTTTTTATTAGATCGAAACGCTTAAAGGTCTCTTTCATGCGCTCGTTAAATGGCGCGGGGTCTATTTTTTGCCCGCGTAGTTTGTCTTGTAGTTTTTCTATTCCCTTACTAAATGCGGTATCTCTTTTATTTTTTAGGTTTGCTGCCGCCGTGTTAGCCGCGTTCGCTACCTTAAATACCGTTTTCTCGTCTTTTACTGCGTTGTTTATTCCTTGTCGTGCTAGCTGTGGGTTTTCTATTGCGAAGTCTATAGCCTTTGTTGGCGCTCCGCTAAAGGTTAGCGCTAGTAGTTTTGCTCCTCCTCCTACTACTCTTGCTCCGGCTCGTAGGGCTTCTCCTGCTACTGGGAATGCGGCGCCGGTTAATAGTCCTACGGCTGCGCTACTTAGCATGCCCTGTATGTCTTTATCTTGTTCTGCGCCGCTTGCTACTCCGAAGCCTGCGCCTACTGTGGCTGCCCTGCCTACATTTGCTCCTATACTTCGTAGGTACGGTGCTGCGCCTTGCCCGCGTACTACTTTTTCTGCTATAGCCGGTATTTTAATTGCCTTGCTTCCTAGGTTTAATGTCTTACCTGCGAATGGTAGGGCTAGGTTACCGGCTGTTAGGGCTAGGCTTCCTAGTACTTCTTTATTACTTAGTCCTCCGGTTCCTACTTCTTCTATATCTGCTGCTCCTTGCTTACTTGCCTCTAGGCTGTCTTGTAGTACTCGCTCTAGTCGGCTAGTGTCTTCCCCTCTGGCTTTCTTTTCTTTAATACGTTCTAGTACCTTACTCTGGGTATCGCTTAGGTTTTCTAGGCTTTCCTCTAGTGGTTTTAGCCCTCCTGTTACGGTATTTATAGTGCGTCCTATGGCTTCGCCTCCTTTACTAATACCTAAAAAGTCCCCTACTTTTCGTATGGTTCCTTTTTGATCTTCTACCCGCGCTACTTCCTGTTGGCGTCCTACGGTACGCTTGTCGTTAAAGCCCTCTAGTTCGTGTCCTTGTTTTTGTAGTGCTGCTATAACCTCCTCCGGCTTTACTCCGGCTGGCGCGTTTTTTACTATCTCTGCTACTTTTTGTTTTGTTAGGTATGCCATAGGTCTATAGTGGTAAGCTATTAACGTAATCTAGTGCCGCGCTACTTGGTGTTACTCCGCTTGCGGTGGCTTCTGCCCCGAATAGCGCGTTATAGTTTTGGCTTCCTAGCTTCTGCTTAAAGAATACTTCTTGGTTACGGCTAAATAGGTTCTCTAGGCTATCTAGTTTAGCTGTGTTTAGTGTGTGGCTACGGTTAATGTCTGGGAATACGCTTTGGTATTCTTTACTTTCGCTTTCGGTAAATGCGGCTCCTGATACTGCCTGCCGGTACGCTTGTATCGCTAGTTTAATGTCGTTCTCTATACCGGCTAGCGTTGGGTCGCTAGTCTGTCCTAGTTTCTGTATTAGTTTCTCGTAACCTCCTCGTAGTACGTTTGTACTCCCTCCGGCGTCTATATAACGCTGTAGGCTTCCTCGTATGTCGTCTATTGCCCCTAGTGCTTCTTCTCGTCCTAGTAGTTTACGTCCGGTATCGGCGTCTGCTCCCTCCATAGCGGTTTGTAGTACTAGGCTTTTAGCTTCTTCTATGCGTCCTTGTCCTAGTAGGTCGTTAAAGGTACTTATAGCGAAGCCTCGCGCGTCTTTGCTTAGTCCTAGTACGCTTCGGTTAAATGCGTTTTGTATTTCCTCGCTAGTTCCTAGCGGTATGCTGGTAGTACCTCCTCCGGTACTTGTTGTACTCTTTAATGATAGCGCTCTGCTTGCCTCTGTAGCCTCCCTGTCTAGTATTCCCTCTAGGAACTCTGGTACGTTTCGTAGTCCCTTAGTCATTGTCTCGCGTTGTACTAGGCTCTCCTCGCGTTCTGCTTCGCTTAGTAGGTAATTTAGTTTATCGGCGTTAATGCTTCGGTCTAGCTCCGTGTCCTCTGCTATAAAGCCTATCTGTCGTTCTATTTCGTCTATGCCTTGGTCGTATAGGTCTAGTAGTTGGTTTTTTTGCTCTATGTCGTTATTTATATCTGCGAACGCTAGCTCTTGTAGGTTCTTTAGGCGCCCTGCGCGGGTACTTTGGCTTACCCATGGGTTGTTATTTAGATCGCCGGTAGCTTTAATAAGGTCGGCTCTTTTCTGGTTTATGCTTGCGTTTATTTCTTTAATCTGGCTCTTAACGTCGTTTAGCCCCGCTAGGTCGTATAGTTCGCGGTAGGTTTCTATCGTCTTTTTCTCTGGCTTGCTAAATGTCTCGTCTACTAGATCTGGTATACCTAGTTTATTTCGTATAGCCTCGCTTTCTGTGCGTGTTGGTGTGCCTTGTCCCTCTACTACGCTTAAATAGTCGTTTAGGCTTAGTCCTGCTTCTCCGGCTTTTCGTGCTAGGTCGGTTAATGCCCTGTCTGTTTCTGCGTCTCCTGTTTGTGGTACGTTTAGTCCCTCGGTTCCTGCTGCCTGTCCTCCTCCTGCCGGTGGGGTTCCGCCGGTTGGTATGGTAAGTGTAGCCCCTGCCTGTATGCGGTTAGGGTCTGCTATGCCGTTTGCCTGTGCTAGTGCTTGTACCGTCGTACCGTTTTGTGCGGCTATTTTTCCTAGGGTATCTCCTGCTTGTATGGTGTAGGTTCCTGCGCTCGTAGGTGTTGGTACGTTCGCTCCGGCTGGTGCTTGGTTTTCTGCCGTTTGTTTAGTAGCCTCTATCTGCGCTCCTATAGCGGCGTCTTGTACTGGTGTATTTGTAGGTGCCGCTGTGTTTGTTTGCGGTGTCGCTGGCTTTAGTGGTGTAGGTGTAGTTGGGTTTTGTGTAGCTTCTGTTGGTGGTGTAAAAAATGCGTCTGGTGTTACCGGCTTAAAAAAGTCCCCGAACGGCTTAAATAGGTCGTTCATGGTTACCGCTTTATTCGCTGCTTCTTGCTGTGCGTCCGGTACGCTAACGAAGCGCTTACTGTCTTTATTAAGCGGGTCGTAGTTTGGGTTTTTTACTAGTGTTGCCATAATTTTAATTTAACATGTATCGAAACTACCCCTCTTAGTACGTGGGTGTCCGCTGGTTTCTAAAAAGTCGGTATGTTCGAACATTTCCGCGTTTTCGGTGCGGTATCCTGCCTGCTCGTTACGTTGCTGGCTAAACGCTTCCCCTGCTAGGGTTAGTGCATCGTTTATTAGCTTCTTACCCTCGGCTCGGTAGGTTCCTCCGCGTTTACGGTAACATAGCCCTAGCGCGTAACTATGTATAGCTTCTTCTAGTAGCTGTTCGTTGTTAAATGGGTGTTCGTCGGTACTTCCGCTTAGGGTAGCCGGTATTTCGTGTCCCCATATTTCTAGGTATGCGCTCGCGGTAGGGCGTGGGTTTATGAATATCTGGCGTTTATGGTCGCTGTATAGTTTCTTGGTGCTGTTGGGGTAGTCTCTTTTATGTTTTAGGTACTCCTCCCATGTTATACGCTTATAGCGCTTCCCGTTGTATTCTAGGTAGTAAATACTGTCGGTTTTATAGTTTTCTGGGTAGTTCCAGTATTCGTCGGTTTCGTCTCCGGCTATAGTAAGTAACTGCCTGTCGCTTCCTTGGGTTTGCTGCCAGTTTTTTAGGTTACTTACGGCTTTAACCGCTCGGTTTATAAAGCGGTCTAGTATAGCGTAGTCGGTTGCGGGGTCGAAAAAACTATCTCCCGCGCTTACGCTTAGGTCGTCTAGTAGTGCTTGTCTGTGGTCGCCTAGGTTCATAGTAGTAGTCTTATTATATGTGTTATTGCATAGTTTGAAAAGCTAAAAACTGTGTATTACGTGCTTAATGCTACGTATAACCAGTCGTCTAGCTCCACGCTGTAAATATATAACCGCCTCGTAGTCGGGCTACTTAGGCTGTCGGTATATATTTTTACGCTCTGGTAAAAGTTTTTTGGCGCTACGGTTGGTATGCTTGTAACGGTTTCTATAAAGTCCTCTAGGTTTAATATGCTGTAGGGGTTGTTTGGTAGGGGCTTAGTGTTCCGGCTTGTATTAGTATTATGCTGCGGGTCTTGCCCCCTTATCTCTTGCTCTGTTTTTTTAACTTGTTGTTGTTCCATATTTTTATTCTCCGCTTTCGTAAAATACTACTACCCGCCTATAGCCTATATCGTCGTTGCTTCCGGTTATTTTTAGTTGGAAGTAGTCGGTATAAATGTTCGTGTCTATACGGGTTTCCGTTACTGTCTTACTGCTATAGCTTACGTTTCGTATGGTCGTACTATCTCCCTCGCTGTCTAGGCTAAATACGTTAAAGGCGCTCGTACCGGCTCCGTTAGTTTCTGTATGTAGTATTACTATTTTACGTATCCATACTTTGCTTCCGAAGTCTATTTTATTTGTTACTAACTCTCCGTATGTTCCGGCGTTGTCGTAGTCTATTTCTTTTAGTAACCCTCCGCTAGATCCGTCGCTATATGCTATTAGTAATTTATTGTCGCCTTTATAAATAAAGTTATTTATGTCTTGGCTGTTGGTACGGTTACTTGCTACCCTCCAAAATACCTTACCTTTACCTAGATCTCCGTACGCTAGTATCTCGGTACCGTCGCGTACTAGTAGCATGTCTTCCATGCTTCCTAGGTTGTGGCTATAAGTAGTCGCGCTACTTAATGTTTTTAGGTAGGTAATACCGTCGCCGTTAAAGTAACCTAGTTTATCTCCGTACGTTACGTATATAACGCCTCCTACGTTAATACTTCCCTCTATTTGGGCTTCTATTTTAATTTCTCGTATCCATTCTAGGTTTACGGTATCTATTATGTATATAAGCCCTCCGCCTCCTCCGGCGTGGCTGTAGTTTGCGGTTACTCCGCAAAACGCTATTAGGTGCTGTCCGTCTGGGTGTCTTCGTAGGCTCGTAATGTTTACGCTTGTAGGTAGGCTTATGGCGTTATATACCGTGGCGCTGTCGTCCCATGTGTGTATTTTATTTTTATCGCCTATGTAAAGGGTGTCCTCTACTGTTTCTAGTGGGTGCCGGTAACTGCTTTCTAGCGCTGCGTGGCTTCTTGTATTCGTCCACCAGTCGTGGTCTAGGGCGGTTAGGTCGCTTGCGGTTAGTCTTGCTATATCTGTACTACTTGTAGCGTATAGGTTTCCTCTAAATTGCTCCGTTTCGCTAGTACCTATTACGTAACTATTAGTACTGTCGGTTTGGCGCTTTGTTAGTGTGCTTCCGTTTAGTGTGTAAAATGCCCCGTCGTCGTCTAGTAGGTATACGTCGTTTCCTAAAAAGCCGCTATCGTATGTGCTTGCTATTACGTTACCGGTTAGGGTTGCTCCGCCGCGGTCTGTTTCGGTTTCGTTAAAATAAAGTACGCCTCTTTCTTTCGTTAGGTTTATGTCTTTAGTTAGCGGGCTAAAGCCTCGGTTAGGTATAGCGTTGCTCTCGCCCTCGCCTAGTATAAATGTATCTGCGTTTAATATAGTTAGGGGTGTCATAGGCTTATTTATTATCTAGGTACTTGTTGATCCATGTACCGGCTTTAGCTACGTATTTATTTTTCCATAGCATATTTACGCCGTTTAATAGTCCGTAGAGTCGTGCGCGTACGTTTACGCTCTCCGTAAAACTACGGGTAGCGGTTAGTACTTTTGCTAGGGTTGCGTTGGTGCTTACGCTATTTGTTATAGCTTTTCCGGTACTTCTCGCCACTGTTACGGCTACGGTTACGCTTTCCGTAAATACTTTGCTAAAGTCTTTTATAGTACTTATTACGGCGTTTACGGTTACGTTTTCTGTTAGTACTTTAGCGCTTATTTTTGCGGTAGCGGTTACGTTTGCGGTAACGCTTTCGGTAAAGCTCTTAACATAACTAAATACGTTGGTTATGGCGTCGTTTGCGGTAACGCTCTCGGTAATACTTCTCGTTAGATCGCGTACTATGTTCGCTGTCGCCGTAACGCTTTCGCTTACGTACTTAACGGTTATCTTAGCGCTGGCGGTTACTGTAGTAGTAACGCTTTCGGTTAGTGCCTTGTTTAGTATTAAGTCGGTTACGGCGCTTGCGGTAGCTGTTACGCTTTCTACTAGTGCTTTTCCTGTATTTAGTATTATTGTGGCTGCGGCGGTTATACTTTCTGTTAAGTTTTTACTCGTTTCTAGGTCGGTGTCGTCTGTTGCGTTTACGCTTTCGGTTAATTCCTGTGTGTAGGCGGTACCCCCCGCATACGGTATCCCCGCCCCCCCTGCGTATAGGTCTAGTACGTTGCCGTAGTCTAGTCCTGCGTTATAAATCGAAAGCTCGTCTATCCAGCCGTCGAAGTAGTTTGCTGGGTTTGCTACTGCGCCTACTGCAAATGCTGCTGTGCTGTCAAATATAGAGCTATCTACGGTAGCTGTACCTATTAAAATACCGTCTACATAAAAGTATGCGGTGCCTGAAAATACTCCCACCGCCACGTGATATGTTGTTGCGGTTGAAAACGAGAAAGATACTGAACCGTTTGTCTCTCCGCTCCCTGCTGACGATGTATCTAGGCGTATTGCTGTACTTGTAATAACTAGCCGGTATGAACGCTGGTTACCTGTAATAAGCCATTTTGAAGCTATTGTTCTGTCTCCTGATATACTCTCGCTATTTAGCCAACAGGCGATACCGATGTTTCCTGTTATAGAAAGTGAGGCATTGTCTGTTATTGACAAGTATTCGCTATTGTCCACTTCGAAGTCTGCCGCTAAATCCCACTTCCCCGTGGTGTTTCCCACTGTGTTGTTATCGGTTAGGTCGTTCGTACTGTGTGCACCCTCCCGTGTACCACTCACTTCGTCCATTGTCCACCACTCCACCATGTCTGCAATGTTTTGCATATCACTCCCCTGTGTTGGTGCTGTCCACGGTATTGTGGTGCTGAATACAGGGCTATTTGTTGCGGTAAGGTCGTTGCCGTTTCCGCTACTGTCGGTGTAGGCGTTGTTAAAGTTCCACTCTCCTTGTAGGTTTGCGTCCACTACGTTCTCGGTATGTGCGTCTGATACTATCTCTGCTTGTGAACGTATATCACTGAATACTCGGACATCTTTTACCAGACCATCGGAGTATTTTTCCAAAGTTCCATTGGATAATCCAACGCCGATATTAAAATCAAGAGCATTTGTACCAAGAGATGTAGCGTTGCTAAATACCGTACTTACGTTAAGAGAACGTCCGTTTACGTACAAAGAACCAGTTGCTCCTGAAATATCAACAGCACATGCAACGTGATACCAAATACCCGTAGCGAGGGAAGCGTTTGTTGATAAAATCTGTGTTTGGTTTGCAGAACCGTCCTCATACTGAACAATAAGTTCTCCGCCAGATGTGGTTCCGAAAAGATACCCACCACTACCAGTATCAGTATCAGTCTTAGATACAATTCTTCCCTCCAAGGACTCTAATTTAATCCAAGCCTCAAAAGAAAAATCAGTAGTCAAACCAAGCCCTGTTTGAGCAGCGTTAGTGATACTCGCTGTCTGCGAGCTACTTGCCTCTAGGTCTAGTGAGTGGGTTTGCATAATACTTTTAGGTGCTTAGCGCTCCTACTCTAGCCCTCTAGTTTCCTAAAGGGCTATATGTAGGCTAACTAAAGTCTACGTCTATCGTTACCTGTAGGCTGTCCCCGTTCGCTACGTTTACCGCCGTAAATACTTGTCGGTTAAGTAGTGTTCCGGTACTTGCCGCGTTTAGTACTCCTGCTTCTGTTACGGCGAAACTGCTCGTAAAGTTAAAGGTTAGTACGTGTCGCGCGGTATCGTTAGTAACTGTAGTGGTGGTTCGGCTTGCCGTTGCGCTTGCTCGCTCTCCTCCCCCTGTCGTGATCTCCGTCTCTAGGGTTGTGTTCCCTGCGGCTGCTGCGGTTGTACCGGTACCTATCGCTATGTAGGTAAAGGCTGCCTCGCTGCCCGCGCCGTTCGTACGGCTTGCTAGCCCTGCTAGTCCCGCGTTTGTAACTAGGTTAGCTCCGCGTAGCTGGTACGTGCTGTAGCCCGTAATAAAGGGTATCTGTACTCCGTACGCCGCTATTTTGTTTAGTAGTCCGTCTTTAACGTAGCTACTTATAACGGTGCCGTTTCTGTCTACTACCTTTGCTACCGGTTCCTTTACGTATGTACGCGCTAGCTTCATTAGTAGGTTACCTAGGCTGTTGTTCTGCCATAGCCGCTTAGCGTTTCCGTTTTTGTCGTAAACGCGGTATGTCATGTTTTCGCCTAGCCCTACTTTTGCTGCTTTTGCTAGTGTTCTCATGGTGTGTATACGTTAGTGCTAATAATAGTAGGCGGTTAAACCTGTAAGCCTTGTACGGCTTCTATAGTTTCTTCCGCGCCCGCTTCCTGCTCGTCTAGGGTTGCTTGCGTTACCGCTTGCTCCTTTTCTAGCTCGTAGGTTTTAACTAGTTGCTTTAAGTCCTTTTCTACTTCTTTAGGCGTAGTCCCGTATGGGTATCCGCGCTTATAAGTTTTCTTGGTCTTGCCGTCTACTAGTTGTATTTCTACGTCTAGGAAGCGCTCGCCGGTTTTAACTATAGTTTCCTTGGTAGCTTTAACTACTGTCGCGGTTACCTCGGTTTTTCCTTTTTTACTCATAGTGTAAGTAAGGTTAGCTAATAAACTGGCTCGCTTCCCTAGCGCTAAAGCGGCGTTAGCCGCTTAGCGTGTTGGGTTAGGCTGTGAAGCGTAGGGTCGCTAGCGCTTTGCGGCGCTCGTCTACTACTTTAGCTCCGTATACGTTTAGTCCTTTGTAGGCGTCTCCGAAGTTACCTTGTAGGTCTTCTATACCTGTCTTTACGAACGCCATAGCGAACGTAATAGCCGATATATGCCCTGCTACTGCCCAGTAGCCGTTGGTGTTGTCTCCGTCTAGCTGCTCGTTCTCGTAAAGATCGAAGCCTGCTATACGTGTTACGTAACCATTCTTAATCTTGTCGGTGTCGCTTTCGGTGTCGCGGGTTACTACGCCTGCCTGTAGTAGCTTGTTCATGTACAAGCTGTTTACTACTGCATAACGGTTAGCCTTAGGTACCTTAGCTGTATCTAGCTTTGTTTTAAGGTCTAGTAGGCTACTGTACGCGTTGGTGCTAGTAATCGCTCGCGCGGTGTTCGCTTCTATCTCGTACGCTGTACCTCCTGCTATTGCCCCTCCTGTGTACGCGCTAGTTTCGTCGTCCTTGTCGTCTTCTATAACTATCGCTGTGGTACTGGTAAAGGTCTTAATTCGGTACCATACGCTGTGTCCTACTGCCTTAAAGCCTAGTCCCACCATTCCGCTAGTAAAGGTAGTACCTGATCCTGCTACGGCTCCTGTACCTGTAGTAACGGTTACGGTTCCTGTGTCGTATACCGTACCTACTCGGTTACCGCTAGCTGCGTCGCTTTTACCTATCTCTAGTACGTAGGTATCTACTGCTTCCTGTAGCTGCCCTGCCTTTTCTACCATTAGGGTACTTTCTGGGTCTTCTACGTAGCTCTTAAAGCGGTCTAGGCTCTTGATCTTGAAGTAGTACGCCTTTTGCTGGTCGGTTGTAAGGGTACCCTCGCTCTCGGTAACGGTACCTAGTGTTAGGTCGCTACCTGTGTAGTCCTGTAGCCCCTCGCTTTCGCTAAAGGTTAATACATTTAGCTTACTTGCTTTGTCCTTAATCTCTCCCTCGTACTCGTCGTTAGTAATCTTAGGGGTTACTGCCATTTCGAAGTACTTCTCTATGGCTTTGCTAGCGAACTTCTCCGCTAGGTTTGTTGCGTGTGCGCTCATATTGTTAATGTTAAGTAATTGTTAATCTCTACTACTTACCATTACTCGCGCTGGGGATCTAGTCTACTATTTGTAGTTTTTTCTGGCTTACTAATTTGTTGTAGCGTCGTGGGTCTCCCTTACGTAATCGTTCCGCTTCTTCTTGTGTTACTTCTAGCTTGTCGCCCGTCTGCTTACCTATAGTGCCTGCGCCGTGTGTTCCTCCCTCCATTCCCTCTGGGGTATTTTCCTCTGGGTTTGGTGCGTCTGTACCGGCTTTAGCCTTTTCCCGCGTTTTTTGCAGTATAAAGCTATCTGCTAGTAGGTTTAGGTCTTTTTTAAGGTTTTCCTCCTTATAAATAAAGGTTCTAAACTCCTCCTCATGCTCGCCTAGTAGTTCGTAACCCTCTTGGGTTTTAAGGTTTGCTAGCTGGGTATCCGTCGTGTACTTATCGTGCATTTCGGCTACCATGCGTAGCGCCTTAGGTAACTGTTGTATGTTCTTAATTACCTCTTTCTCCTGTGGGCTTAGCATGGGGTAACTAGGGAATGCGCTCTCTAGTTCCTCCTCGCTTAGTTCTGGTAAGTCTGCGCGTTCGGGTTCTGTAGGTTGGGTTGGTGCGGGGTCTGCTCCCTCTGCGCCGTCCTCTGGTTTCTTTCCGGTCTTCGGGTCTATCCCGTTAG